AACCTGCGCCAGGCGCAGCCATTCGGGGTGCGTCGACTGCACGCGGGCAAGCTCGGCGATCGCCGAATCGCCACCGCGCAGGAACGCCGCGCCGAGCGCCTGCGCCACCTCGACCTGCATCGGCCCGTGCAGGCGTGTGATCGCCATCTCAGCCCAGCGTCGCAGCTCACCGAGCGCGGCAAGTTTGTCGGCCGCCCACCCCGACGCGGCCATCCCGCTGGCCAGCCGTACCGCGACCCCGCGCGCCAAGCGCTCCTCCAGCCCCCCGTACATTTCCACGAGACGCTGCGCCAGATCTTCGGCAAGCTCGCGATCGGCCGGCATGGTCAGTATCCGATCGTGCGCCAAGGGCCGACGGCGCGCGGATTGAGCCCTACGGCATCGGGCGACCAATAGAGGATGGGGCGGAAACCGTCCTTACGCCACGTCCACCCGAGCGACAAAAACCCGAACCGCACACCGCGACCGAGCGCAATGTCGATCTGCGCGCGCCGATGCCAGCGGAAGTAATAAACCTTGACAAGGCCGGACATAATATAGATAACCTCCGGTTTACTCGGACCCCGCGAACGCGCCCGGGTCCGGGAGCGCCGGCATCGCACCCTGCGCGTCGATACGCGCGACCTCTTCGTCGACCTCCGGCTCCGACCAGCGCGGATGAAGCATCGCGACCTTGACGCGCGTCGAAACGGCGGACGCCGCATCGAGCATTTGCAGCGTGCGCGACATCGTCTCAAGGTCGGGAGTCTCGGACGGCCAGTCGACCCGTACCGGCATTGCGGACACGCCGCCGGTCGGACGGAAGTGGAACACGTCAAGCTCCTGTAGCACGGTCGCAAGCTTCGAGATCTCGGGTCGCGCGTACAGGATCTTGCGGTCCCGCGTCGCCCGGGTGCGCTCGCCGCGCCGGCCGATCTCTTTCGCAGTCGCGGCGCCGCCGTCGACCTCTTCGCCGAAGGCGTCCTGCGATAGCCCGACGTGGCGCAGGATCGTGCGCCAGTGCGCCGCGCACGTCGCCCCGTGCTCGGCAACCCTGATCGCGAATTGAACCTGCGACAGTTCCATGCCGCGGTCGGGCCCGCCGAGTGTGTTAACCGAACTGAAAATCTCCTGCTCGGTGTCGAACGTCGCGCCCTGGCCGGGCCCGGCACTCTGCAGATAGGGGCGCGGGACAACGAGCCGACCCTTCGCCAGCCGAATGTCTCGCATCCATGAAGACCACGTCTCATCCAGCGCGTCAAAACTGGACGTGGTGTCGTGGTAGTCCGAGCGTCCAAGCGGCGAGCCACGCATCGCGCGGTTTGGCTTGACGTTCGGCACGTAGACCGCATCGAGCCGGCTCGCGCCGGTCGCCATTCCGCCATCCTCGCCGACGCGCGCCGCGAGGCCGACCGTCTCTGGCCGCGCCTCAAGCGCCACGCGAGTGCCGAGCTTATGGTCGGTGCCGAGATACAGCGCGTGATACACCATGCCGACCGGCGACGTGCCTCGCAGCACCTCGTGGCGCTCAAGATGGCGCCAGACGTCGCCTGGCCGGTCCCCACCGTCGAGCCGGCGCCAAAATGTCACTGCCCACAGGTACCCGTTACGCCACTCCGGCACCGCGGAATCCTGCGCGTAGACGGTTGTCAGCGGCACGTCGGCGATAACCTGATCGACGTAAGCGACGATGTACGCGCCTCCGCCGTACGACGTCGTCTCGCCGAGTTCGAGCAGTCGCGCGTGTAGCGAGCCGTCGTCAACGACCTTCGTCATGCGTTCGCGAGCCGCATCGTTCGCCTCGCCCGGCAACGTGTATACCAGCGGATCCCGGTAGAGCAGATCGGACGAGTAGCTGGACACGTCCGAAGGTGCCGGTACGTGAAAGCGCGTCGTCGCCTGGTTCGGCGTGATAGGCCGGCCCCACCAGAAACGCGCGACAGCGCCAGTTACGCCGCCGCGGTACTGAGACACGTGCGCAGCCGGCAATGGCGACGCGCCACCGCCGTAGACGCCGCCGATCGCCGCGACGTTACCCGAATACCAGGCCTCGTACTCGCGATGGAAGCGGTTCGGCTCGGCGCAGGCGCGCGGCGGCCACTCGATGTCGCCATACTCAATCGGCATCCTCATACCCCCAACGGGTAAACCTCGCTGTGCCACATCTCGCGCGTCGTGTGATCGCCATACCGCAACGCGTCACACTCGTGGTCGCTGACCTTGATCGGTTTGTCTTCGCCAATCAGTGCGGCCTTATCGTCCCACGAGTATCCCGGCAGGTATTTGACCAGCTGTACGCAGCGCTTCGACAGGTACAGCTTGTTGTTGGCCAGCAGCGACATGTTCGTGCCGACACCCGGTAGCACGTCGTTGTCCGCCGCGACAGTCGACAAGCCATCCCGGTACAGCTGCACACGCAGGCCAGCCGCCGACGGGTCGACACAGACGTACTCCGGCGCGACACCCCGAACCCCCGGCGACGCCTGCACGTCACGCAGCCACGCGCGCAGGCGCGCGCTCTGCTCGCTCGGCGAGAGCGAATGATGCTCGGCACGGCCATCGTGACGCCACTCGTCCACCGCGTACAGCGCCGCGCCGTCCTGGCCGCCGATGTCGTGCCCGAGACCAAGCAGCACGGCGTACGTCGGATTGCGCGTACCGACGTCGACACCGGCCGAAATCCAGCGCCGAATAGGCGGCACGCGGGCCGGCTCGATGACATGGCGCGCCGGATCGAACATGTCGTAAATCGCACCCTCAGCCTGTACCCACTCGCCGAGAATGTAGCGCCGATAGAACAACCCGACGTATTCGCGCTTGAGATTGGCGACAAACGTCGGATTGAGCCATGGATTGTCATCGAGCGTGAACGAAAATACGTGCAGGTCAATACCGTCCGCGAACGTTTCTACCGTACCCTCACGAGTGATATGCAATCGCGCACGATCAATCCATTCGGCCTTGAGCCAATGTGCTGGACTCGCCGGATTGCTCGTGCCGAACCATTGCGCACCCTCGACCGACAATCGCGTACGTGCCATCTTGAACACACTTGCCGGCCACGTCGACAACTCATCCCCATACCAACCAGCAAGAGTCATTCCCTGAATCTTGTCTGCGGCAAGTTCGTTGTTCGCTCCGGCGACGTAGATGCGCCGACCGAGCAGTCTCACCTCACCGGCGCCTGCGATGTACCGACAGCGCCGCGGCCCGAGATACGAGACCATCGGATCGATGACGTTGCGCTTCAGGGTGCGCTCCGTCTTGCCGATCATGAGCAGTTCACCATCCGGCGCTTGGCGCACGAACTGAATCCATTTGAGCGTCGAGCTGACTGTCTTGGCAGATCGGACGGCGCCTTCCCATAGATTGCCGGCCGCCGTCGCACGCTGAACGGAGAGCCGCCCCTTGCCGCGGAGCGGCTCAATCGTCGGAGGCATCCGGAGCGCCGATCATCGACTTGAGCCAAGCGTCGACCGCGGCAGCCTGCGCCGCATCACTGTCGTACTGATCGAGCGTCTTGTGTGATGCGATCGCCTGCGCCGCAGTCTTCATGAGATTGAGCCGACCGCCGAAGTCTGGCCGCGAGAGCAGCCTCTCGGCGTACGTGTTGTCCCGACCGCCGAAGTTGTACACGAGCGCAGGCTCGTGCATGTCGAGCAAAGCCTCTTGCGCCCGGTCAAGCAGTAACGCGGCCAGTTCGGTACGTCGGCTGGCGTTGTCGATCATCTTTGCGCGCGTAGCTGTTCGCGTACGTTCGCGAACACTGTTCGCAGGCGTAAACCCGCATTCTTGCGCGATTTTCGCTACAGACGCGATCGACACCTCGCATCGAGCCGCAACCCTGCGGTATGCGCCTTCCGGCGTACCAGCAGTCGCGCGCAGGTCCGCAATCACTGCCTCGCGTTGCTCATTTGTCAGGCGGCGCGCCACGGACGCTACCCCCGATCACTATACGTTGATCAATGATGGATCAACGATAGTCGACCGGACGCGTTCGACGATCGATCGGGCACCGTGCCGCTCGAAGCCGTCCGGCCCGGCAAGCCAGCCGCAGTCCCACTTGCGATTGCGCCACACCGCGAAACCCCGCACGCCAGGCGCCGCTAGACGCACGCACAGTGTCTCGATCATCTCAGCTGGGATGTCACGCCAGCGCGCACCATCCTTCGCGACGGCAACCAGCTGGCGGCGCCAAGCGGCCCGTTCCGCGAGCGCGTACGTCGCCATAACGCGCCAGCCGGCCAACTGCGCCTCGCGGATCAGCGAGCCGGCGCCCCGCAGTACCTGATCGCCACGCGGGGAAGTCGCGGCGATCAGAATCGCAGGCACCAGCTCGCTGATCCGCGGAGCATCCTCCCGGCGCCAACGCTCGAAGCGCTCGACGTCGGGTAGTCCCCACGGGTACGTCCCGCCGAGCCGGTACATCGCGGTGTTGTCGACTGAACTGGCATCGGCTGGCTTTCTCACGGCAATAGCCTCACGATCCGGCGCAGTGCCCTAATTTCCCACGGGAGCAACTCCCAGCACTGAATGAATGCCCCCTGCGGCTCAACGTCGGTCACGTATACCTTTCCACCCGACAATTTGCACACCTGAACGTCGTCCCGGTACGCGCCGGCATCCTTGAGCGCGTCGAGCACGTTGCGATACAGTTTGTCGTTGTCGCCCGAAAACGTCTCGATCGGCGCGTGGTCAATGAGCGTACCCGGCGGTAGATCCACCAATCCGACCGGCGTCGGTAAGCGGAAAAGAATGCGCACACCGACTGGCGCCATCGTCGGCTCGAAGAGTCCGCGCTGCATGCGTTCGGATACCACCCGACGCGCCACGAGCGCACGCCATGTCTTCGAGCCGATGACGCTCTCACGGACTCGCCCACCCCCGATGTGATCGAGCGAGCCCTTGGTCTTCGGTGCGCCCGGCACCCACACCTCGGTCACAACCGAGATGCGAGTGCCGGCGCTTGGCGCTGTCACCACCGCGATCCGAGCTCGTAACCGTCGTAGTCACGACCCTCGACCAGCGGATGCCCGTCACGCATCGGCTCGTGGTGATCGCGCGACGGGTTCCACCCCTTCTCGGACGGCTTACCGCGGCCACTCTTACCACCGAGCGCGTAGCCGCCCTCGTCGCCTTTGTCGCTCTTCCCTCGACCGAACAAACCCACCTTGACCTCCCTGCTCGCTTCAACCAACCGAGACTACTTGAATAGTCAACGACTTGTCAACGACCGTACGAGCGCTGAATCGCGGCCGCGCGCGCATCGATCCTGCGCGATGCGAAGTGTCGCGAGATGAGTCCGCTCACCTCGCCCTTGAACGCGCCGTCCGGCACGCCAATGCCGAGCTGACGCGCGAGCTCGATCTGCGCCTCAGACGGCTTCCTGGCACGCCAGTCGCGCTCTTTACGCACAAGCATCGCCTCGACCGGCGAGATGTCTGCCTCGGCATGCGCCATGGCGTACGACAGGTCGTCGATATCGCGGACCACCCAGCGGGACTGCCCGACGTTGCGCGAGTGCATGGCGACGACGTCCCACGCGCCGAACCGTGGCGCCGGGATGATCGCGATCAACCGATCGCCAGCCGAGAGAAACCAGGTCCCGCCGTACGTCTGTACCCACGCGCTCTCCGAGCCATGGAAGAGGTCGACCTCGACCGCAGATAATGGACCGTCAGCGTACACCGTCTCATCGACAGCGTCACCCAGCGCCACATTTTCTTCAAGATCATCATTCTCTTCGCACTCTTCGTCGCTCTCCTCGCCGGGCCCGTCCGGCTCTTCGCCGAACAGCTCGACAGCCGTCGTCAGTGCGTGACGCTGCGAGGCGCCAGTGACGTCAAGCACGAGCGCGTCGCCCTTGCCCGGCCACGTACGCAACACGCGACCGACCATTTGGATGTACAGACCCTTGTGGCACGTCGATCGCGCGATCACCGCACACGACGCGATCGGCGCGTCCCACCCTTCCGTCAGAACCATGCAATTCGCCAGCACCTGGATACGCCCTTCGGCGAAATCCTTGAGCGTTCGGCGGCGCTCCTCCTTCGGCGTCTCGCCATGTACGAGTCCGGTCGAGAAACCGGCCGCCGACATCGCGTCCGCGATCAGCGCGGCCGACGCGACCGTCGGTGCGAAAAGCACACCCGGGCGGCCGCTCGCATGCTCCAAGTACGCCTTCGCGATAACCTCGGGCGCCATCGAGTTCTCTAACGCCTCGCCGAGGTCGTGCTCGCTATAGTCACCCCGCGTCTTCCTGACGCGCGACCAGTCGAGATCCTCCACCTTGACGCGAATCCCGCGCGGCCTGACCAGGAAGCCGTCCCGGATCATCTCGGCGATGGTGCGCGTGTATACAACGTCCTGCCAGACCGAGCCGAGTGCGGCGTCGTCGCCGCGCACCATGGTGGCCGTGAACCCAACAGCCGGCACCGGGTGGTCGTCGCGCATGCACCCGAGCCGATCCAAGATCTTGAGATAGCTATCGGCCGTCGCGTGGTGGCACTCATCCACCACCACGAGCCCGACATTGTGCAGCTGACGCAAGCGCCGCTCATTCCGCAACGTCTGTACCGAGCCGACCACGACGTCGGCCAGCGTCTGATTCTGTGTCGCCTTGACGACGCCCACGCGCATGTCCGGCGCGACAGCGTGGAGCTTTCCCGCGGCCTGCTCGATCAGCTCGGTGCGATGCGCCAGCACGACGGCGCGCAT